CTTGGTTAAGTAACCGTGTTTGACACAGTAGTTGACAGCACGAATGACTGAACTCTTACTGAGTCCAGACAAATCACACAGTCTTTGGATGGTTGGATAAGCTATACCGTATGAGTCCGTATGATCCGCTATGAGCAGCATAATCAACTTTGCATGACTGTTTGGTACTTGCCATTGTACTACCTCTCGTAGTAGTATCTCAGCATATAGCACGGCTCATGTACTCCTTGTTATATATTGCCTCACTGATCGCCCCGCCTACTTCCTCTTGGCGGGGCTTTTTTATTTCATTCGCTCGATCATCTCTTTGAATAGTGTCTCCGATAGTATCACGCAAACTTTATCCTGACCAGTTTTTCTTTTGAACAAAGCCATGTCTCTACCTTCTAAGACTTTGAAAGCATTGGGGAAACTAGATGTTGTGCGATACTTTACTTCGACTACCACATTTCGTCCGACCAATGAGGGGAGGTGGATGTCTCCTGAGTATTCTCCTCCGAGAGATCCTGAGAGTGGGACTTTTTTTGCTTCGATCCCTTGGTCTTCGAGCCACTTGACGAACCATCGCTCGTGGTAACTTCCCTTCTGCTTATTCTTGTTTCCCATGATCCATCCTCATAGCAATTCATACATACCATATGGTAACGTGCGGGTTTCATTGATGCCATGATAGCGACAAAGTAAGGTGTCTCATCACCACATGAATCACAGATTGTAACGCCCGAATCAATCTTCGTACGCGCAGACTTTGATCTTAACGCCAAGTGCATCCAGCCAGCATGTCAACATGAAACCAGATGGCACACGTTTATACTGTTCCCATTTGTGAATAAGTGAAATGGTACAGCCTATTTCCAAAGCCAATCGCTCTTGTGAAAGACCAAGGTCATGCCTTCTTGCAACCAGAGCGTCGATCAACTCAACGTATGAGTCAGTCACCTCTGTTGCTTTTGTGTAGTTTTGGAACTGCGGCATTGATTTTCTTTGGCTCAACCAGACCAGTAGGCCATCGCTTAGATAATCTATCTAGTGTTTGGTATACTTTCTTCGCAGTCTCTAGGCTTAGTTCTGTCTTGCCATTGATTGTGCGATAGTAAGTAGACGTTGGTATCTTTGCCAAGATAAAGACCTTGTGCAAAGGTAGATCAACATAGCGATGCTTCTCTAGAATCTGATCCCAATAACTCTGTATCATGCCGCAGCATATGCATGTATGCAGCTTTCATGTCAAGCCTTGTGGTAATACGTTATGCGCTTACCGCTTTCATTAACATGCGTGTACTTCTCAATGTGATACCCTTCTTGTTTGAGGTCATATACTCTGGCTGCCAAACGAAAGCAGCCAAACCAGTTTAACGCATCAAGCGCAGTGATGTGTGTACCCTGATCGAGTACACTCTTTAACATCTTTGTTTGATTGTCAGTCATGTCTGTCATCGCCTCCGTATAAATCTTGATACTCTTCGTACATTGTTGGTTGACCATCATCATAATTTAGTTCTTCGAACTCAAGCGATTCGATTTCACCAGAGCCATGACAGTTCCAGCATTCAGCTTTGTACTCTTCAAGACTTGGTGGTGTGTCACGATCAATCCATGGCTCAGGACGTTCGTAAGTTAGAGTGCCATCGCCCAGACATTCTGGGCAATGGATTATTTCAGTAAGGTACTTCGTCATTGATGTTCTCCAAGTTGGCTTGATAGTTTGCTTCCCATGCTTTTGTTGCACGTTCAATAAACCGTTCACGATTGAATCTAGGATTCGTAGCATTGAGTTTATCAGCAAGCTCATGAATGTGAGTAGGCCAATGCATCATTGGCGCAATCTCATCTGCGATAAACACAAAGTCACGGCGTGTAAAACTAGGTGTTTTCATAGATTTAATCATGGTGTTCTATCCTTGTCTTGGTTGTCATTAAGTTATCAACAGTGTCGCTGAACAAAGTCAGAGAATATTCTTTACCATCTTTGTCTATGATTCTTAGCTTGCGGGTAACAAACTTATAGCTATCACCATGGTAGTCTATTTCTTCCCACACTGATTGTACTTCGTGTAATCTTACGTCCATTGTTATGCCTCAATTGTTACGGTTACGTTTGAGTTGATGTAGTCATTGATGATGTCTTCAATGTCAGATCTATGATCCCATACATTAAATTCATTCTCATCGATTGCTTTGATACGGTTGTCTACTTCTTCAGCAATGATTGAGCGAATAGCTGAGATTAGTTGGCTGTCAGAAAAGTTCATTCGTTTTCTCCATGATTGTGGGGTAGAGTCGCAGCGCACAAGCCTACACGAACTAGTCACCCCGTGGTTACCGAGGGTGCAAAAAGGGCAGACGGTGCTGCCCCTTGCGGGGGTGGCCTAAGCCACCTTTGCCTTTAGTGCTGCCATACGATCATCTGATAGCTTCGCTGGTGCGCGTTTCTTAGCCATCGGTTCCCACTGTGTGCCAGTGACCTGCTCGTACACGGATAGATCTGCTTCGTGACGTTCGTCTAACAGCGTTAGTTCGACTTCCATGTTGTCGATTAAGCGGGTAATTGCGTCCGCTTTGATCGTCTTGCCTTCTTGGACTGCTGTCTCATAGTCAGCTAACTTATCTGCAAGCTGTCGTTTCTTGTACATCAGCGAGTTGTGCGATGTGTAACATTCGTCACGTGCGATACCAGCAACGAATTGCTCGTTAGGCACAACGTCCTGTGTAGCTTGATAGTAATTCAAAACTGCAAGTTTAAGTTCAACGAGTGTAGGTGTCTTCTTAGTCATAGCTCTAGGCTCCTTGTTATCTGTCGCGAGGACCACCCTCGCAACGACGACTTCATGCACGGTGCCAAAGCCTGATCCCCAGATCAGGTCGCTATTCGCAAGTTGTTTCCCCACAAGGAGAAGGTCGAACTACACACCGCCAGAAGCCACAATCACAAAGCTATGAACAGCAAGAGGAAACTGCTTGCGAATGGTCTTTGGCCCGATGCAATGAACAAAGACGTGCGAGGTGGCCGCAGCCAGATAACCTAGGAGCCGCAGAGCGCTATGATCTAAGACTGCACCGCAGCGAGGCAGAACTTAAACGCAGCAGCTTTGAACCTTTGTAGTATGCTCAAGCACTTGTAGCGTGACAGACTGCACGTATGCGTTTTGTGCGTTGACAAAGGTATTACAGACGATGCTATGAATGGGGGGAGAGAGGGAGAGGGGGGTTGATGATAGGATGCAAAACGCAGACTGTGCAAGCAATTAAGAGGTTGATATGAGCAATATTGCAAAGCGTGATCTAACAGAAAAGCAACGAGCGTTAGTGGATGCGTTTGTAGCAAACGGTGGCAATGTAGCAAAAGCTGCACACGAGGCTGGGTACGCAGAAGGAAACAGCGGAAGAGCCTCTGCATACAAAGCTATGAAAACTCCGCACGTGCAACAGTATCTTATGCAAGCAACAGCAGATGCATTTGGAATACACGCAGTCAGAGCACTAGGTAGAGTAGCGGAGTTATCCAGTGGAGCTAAGAGCGAGTATGTGCAGCTAGAAGCGTCCAAGGATCTGTTAGATCGTGCTGGGTTCAAGCCTATAGATCGCTCACAGGTACAAATTGCTGGGGATATCAACGTAACAATTGATCTGTCCTAGCAGGGGGTGGGGTTAAAAACATGCGCTAGTGTGATTGTCAGTAGTCCCCAACGCACATTATAGCGTAAAAAGGCTCGAGAGAGTTTGAATTGATTTTTTTTGGTGAAAGGTTTGTTATGCCTAAAGGTCAGAGTCCAGCTAGTTTAATGAAGGCTAGGTATGAGATGTTGGATGCTCAGTTGGAGCGGATGCCGAAGGATTATTCTAATTTGAGTAAGTTGCGGCGTAAGGTTCGCGAGTTCTTGAAAATGGATGATGGTCAGCTGGTAACGTCTTCACAGCGCATTTCTTTGTTGAAGAAGGCAGAGAAGATTGAGCAGAATATGTTGCGTCAAGATCGGATGGCTGAGAAGGTAAAGAAAGATCAGGAGCCGTAGATGCCAGCGAAGAAGTATCAGAATCCCAAGGGTGGTTTGAATGCAGCGGGTCGTGCTTATTTTAAGAGGACTGAGGGTGCTAATCTCAAGGCTCCTGTTAAGAGTGGGACTAATCCTCGTCGTGTTTCTTTTGCTGCTCGGTTTGCTGGTATGAAGGGGCCGATGAAGGATGACAAGGGTCGTCCTACGAGAAAAGCCCTGGCATTGAAGGCTTGGGGTTTTGGCAGTGTAGAGGCTGCGCGTAATTTTGCTAAGAGGCATAAGAAGTCATGAGTGAAGTTAATAAGGCGGGTAACTATACAAAGCCAAAGATGCGCAAGAGTTTGTTTCATGCTATAAAGAATCGCGCTACGCATGGAACGGCTGCTGGTCAATGGTCGGCGCG